ATTCTTTCAGAGCAAATTGCTTTGGAAATCGATCGTGAGATCCTTGCTGACCTTGTAAATGGTGCAACTGCTGCAACATACTACTGGTCTCGTTCTCCCGGTTTGTTTGTGAACCGTGAAACTGGTGCTGAATTGGGTGCAACCTCTGCTGCTCCTGACTTTACCGGAACTGTTTCAGAATGGTACGAAACTCTCATTGAAACCATCAATGATGTTTCTGCTCAAATCCACAGAAAGACTCTTCGTGGTGGCGCTAACTTCGTAGTTTGTTCTCCAGAAGTTGCTAATGTCCTTGAGTTCACCTCTGGATTCCGTGCAAACGTTACTGCTGATGCAGACAAAGGTGACATCGGCGCTATAAAAGTTGGTTCTTTGAGTCGTAAGTTTGACGTTATCGTTGATCCTTACTTCCCACGTAACGTTCTTCTTGTAGGACGTAAAGGTAATTCTTTCCTTGAGTCTGGTTATGTTTACGCACCTTACGTGCCTCTACAAACTACACCAACAATCTTCGGTGTGGAAGACTTCGTTCCTCGTAAAGGGGTAATGACTCGTTACGCTAAGAAGATGGTTCGTCCTGATATGTACGGTCTTGTTATCGTTCGTGGACTTCTTGGTGAGTCTGGTTCCTAACCAATAATTTAGGAATTTAAAAATAAGCCCCCTTCCATTTTGGTTGGGGGTTTTTCTATTTATAAAGACTATTTACTACTGAATGCGATTTGATCGCAAAAAGATTTATTGAATATAAGGAGATATAAATTATGTCAAGAGTTGCAAGAAGTGCAAGAGTCGGAAGCCGACAACGAGTTGAAACAATTACCGCTGATAAGGTTATTGGTGCCGGAGAAACAGGTGAATTGTATTTGGTTGACCAAAGTGGCGGTGCAATTACTATTACTTTGCCTGCTCTTCAAGATGGTGCTTATTTTAAATTCATTATTGCAAAAGAATCTACCGCTATGGATTCAAAAAAGATTACAATTCAATCTGCCGCATCTGGTGTAGCAAATGGAGAATTAGTTGGTTCGTCTGTAACCATTCTGGATGGTGGCAGTACCGCTATGGGTACTAACCAATTAGCAGACCAAACCAATAACCATCCACAGTTTATTATTGAATCTTCCAATGCAGCAGATGATCTTTATGCCGGCTCTTCTGTTGAAGTGTATTGTGATGGCACGAGATGGTATGTCAAAGCAGAACTAAGAACCAATCAAGCCAGACTTATTGGCAAGTTCCATGGTTCCTAAACCCTAATCTCCACAATATTAAGACTAAGCTCACTTCGGTGGGCTTTTTCTATTTGAGACTAATTATTTTGCAAACCAAAAGGAGTTATTATGGCTAGAAAATCACAACGTATTAGAAGACAAAGGAGAATTGAAAGATTAAAAGCAAGAGAACAAGAAGTAAAACTAACAAAAACCATCGAAGACAACTCGGTAATTTTAGAAAGAATGAAAAGCATGTCATCAATTATCGATGAGGTTTGCGAGACCATGACCACACCAGAGCCAGAAATTGCCCCCGTTTTTGATTTAAAGACAGAGCCAACAACAGAAACAGTTGAGCCATCAATCGAGATGAGAATCCAGCCCTACAACGAGCCAACCCTAATCGCAAAAGAAGTTCCAAACTTCAAAAAGATGACGAAAAGAGCGCTAATTACATATGCAAAAGAAAATAACATCACAACCAAATCGACAATGACAAAGAACCAATTGATTAAAGCCATTCAAGAAACTATTTAGAAGTGAATGGAGGGTTCATGAATGTCATTACCAACTTTGACACCAACATCTACTGTTAGTGCGATTATATTGCCGGAGACAGGAAGCACAACTAAAGTTGTAGCCGCTTGTCCAATTGGCGCATACACGGAGTCTGCTGACTTTATAACAGGTGCCGTTGCGCAGGTAGCATACACATATAAAAAGCTAGGTGGTGATGTGCTGGATCTTGAAATAACCGAAGAAAATGTTTATGCGAATTACGAGGAAGCTTGTCTTGAGTATTCTTATATCGTAAATGCCCATCAAGCAAAAAGCATTCTGGGTTCAGTCTTGGGTGGGAGCACCGGTTCGTTTAATCATAAGGGCGAAATTAAATCGGGTGAAAGTTTAAGCGGATCTAACGTTGCTTTGAAATATCCTAAGTTTTCATTTGAAACCGCCTTTAGGATAGGAGAAGCATTTGGAACAGAAGCAATGGTTGGTGGTAGACAAACAATCTACTCCGCATCTTTTGATAGCGTCAACGATCAACAAGATTACGACCTACAGTCTATTGTGTCATCGTCTGCGACTGATTCGTCCAGCCCTTTCTACAATAAAGTTGGAAACAAACGAGTCAAGATCAGACAGGTCTATTATGTAAGTCCAAGACAAATGTGGCGATTTTATGGTTATTATGGCGGACTTAACGTTGTTGGTGACTTTCACACCTATGGGCAGTACGCAGACGATTCAACCTTTCAAGTAATCCCAGCTTGGCACAATAAACTACAAGCGGTAGCTTATGAAGACCACCTATACACAAGAACATCTCACTATTCTTACGAGGTCACAAATAATAAGCTAAGGCTTTTCCCTACACCAACCAGCGTTTCTCCGGAAAAGTTTTGGTTTAGGTTTACAATTGAGAACCAAGATGATGCATGGGAAGATGACTTTGATTCTGGTCAAAATGGAATCAACAACATGAGCACTGTTCCATTTGAGAACCTGCCCTTTGATAAGATTAATTCAATGGGTAAGCAATGGATTAGAAGATTTGCTCTCGCCCTGTCCAAGGAAACCCTTGGGCAAATTCGTGGTAAGTTTGGGGGCAACGTTCCAATTCCGGGAGACAATGTCACTCTAAATGCTAGCGACCTATTGTCGCAAGCAGCCACAGAGCAAAAAGAGTTAAGAGATGAACTTAAGACAATGTTGGCAGAGCTAACATACGATAAACTAATTGAGACCGATAAGACTATGACGGAAAATGCAAAAGACATTATGCAAGATGTTCCTTTGAAGATTTTTGTAGGATAGAAAAATGGCAGACGATAAGTGGAAAAAATCAGAACAACCGCCTCCCCCATTGTTTTTAGGGGAGAAGGAGCGTAATCTTGTAAAGCAAGTCAATGATGAAATTATTGAACGTGTAGTCGGCCAACAAGTGCTCTATTTTCCATTAGACATAGAGCACACTAACTACCATGACCTTTATGGAGAAGCCGTTGAAAAAACCTTTTTACCGCCGGTTAGAGTGCATGCTTTGGTTGAGTATCAAGGCATCGAAACACAGTTCTCAGAGGGCCTCGGAATTGATAAATTGACCAAGATTAAAGTTAATTTTCACCGGAGACGACTGACTGAAGATCAGGACCTGTTTGTTAGGGAGGGTGATTTTGTTAGATACGGGATTATTTACTACGAAATAGTTAAATTAATAGAGCCAAAATTATTATTTGGACAACCAGAGCATCGCTTTGAAATACAAGCAGAATGTATAAGAGCAAGAGACGGATTATTCAATGCCAGCTAAAGAAACACCAGTAGAACCATCATCAATAGAAAATATAGACACCGGTCTCTATAATTGGGTTAAAGATTTAGCTCTATCGACGACAACAAATGGTGGGTTTAAGCAAGTTCCCGTTTTGTGGCTTGGGACAGAACGAGCATTTCAGATTAAAAACAACAAAGAAATAAGAGATAGCGCAGGTAAGTTAAAACTGCCCTTAATAACAGTTAATCGTGAATCTATAAATAAAGACCCACAGTTTAAAGGCTCATTTCAAGCGAATGTTTATGAGAATCCTGATTTTAAAGGTGGTGCCATCACTATAAAAAGAAGGATAAGACAAGATAAGACAAGAAACTTCGCAAATGCCGATGCAGCACGTGTTCAAAATGGTGACGAGAACAGAAGGAAGAGTAATTCTAAAATAGTTTATGAAGAGTTAACAATTCCAATTCCCGTTTATGTAACGATGATGTACACTGTTGTCTTGAGAACAGAATATCAACAACAAATGAACGATTTAGTTTCTCCCTTTATAACAAAAACCGGACAAATTAATAGTTTTG